GAGTTATAAAAATGGCAGAAAAAGGCAGACCCCCACATAAACCAACCAAAGACAGCCAAGAACAGGTTAAACGCTTGTCTGCGTTGGGTTGCCCACATGAAGATATAGCCACACGCTTAAAGATTAGTGCTGATACATTGGTTAAGTATTACAAAGATGAGTTAGACGAAGGGCGTATTGATGCCAATGCTGCCATTGCTGGTACTTTGTTTAGTCAGGCTAAAAAAGGTAATACCGCTGCCGCTATCTTTTGGTTAAAAACAAGGGCTAGATGGAAAGAAACCCAAGTTAATGAGGTTACTGGTTCTAACGGTGGTGACTTAAGAATTTCATGGGCAGATGAATAGGGATATAAAGCTCAAATACCGCCCTAGAAGCGTTTTTGAGGACTTCCATAGCCGTAAGGAGCGTTGGGCAGTAATTGTGGCACACAGGCGTTGTGGCAAGACTGTAGCCTGTATTAATGATCTTATTGTTAAAGCCTTGTTAGATGGCAAGCAACACGCCCAATACGCCTATATAGCCCCTTTTTATTCTCAAGCCAAATCAGTAGCTTGGCGATACCTTGAACGCTTTGCCGAACCTGTAATGACCAAATCTAACCAATCTGAGCTATGGGTAGAGCTAATTAATGGGGCTAGAATCAGGCTATTTGGTGCTGATAACCCCGATGCACTCCGAGGAAATTTCCTAGATGGCGTGGTTATGGATGAAATGGCCGACATGAAACCTAGCGTTTGGGGTGAAATTATCCGACCACTATTGGCTGATCGTCTTGGCTGGGCTACATTCATTGGTACGCCAAAGGGCCATAATGCCTTTTATGATATATATAACGAAGCAACTAAAAAGCCTAATTGGTATGTAAAAGTGCTACGGGCAGACCAAACTAACCTTTTGCCACAATCAGAATTAGATGATGCCAAAGCCACCATGTCTGATAACCAGTATGAGCAAGAGTTCTTATGTAGCTTTGAAGCTGCCATCATGGGTGCTTATTATGGCCAAGAGATGCGTAGAATCACGGACTTAGAGCGTATTACTACAATTGACTACGACCCTATGTTCCCTTGTCATACTGCTTGGGATTTGGGATTTAATGACAGTACATCTATTTGGTGGTATCAGGTGGTTTACGGTGAGATACGGGTATTAGACCATCACTCATCTAACGGTCAACCTATATCGTTTTACACAGGTTTACTAGCTCAAAAAGAAGATGAGTTTGGATACAATTATGGCTATCATTATCTCCCTCACGATGCTAGAGCTAAAACATTGGCAAGTGGTGGTAAAAGCATAATTGAGCAAATTTCTGCAAAAATTGACATAAAACATCTAAAAATTGTCCCAAACTTGTCAATTCAGGATGGTATTCAAGCAACACGACTTGCATTAACTCGCACTTGGTTTGATAATAGATGCGAAGAAGGCATTGAATGTTTACGACAATATCAACGAGAGTGGGATGATGATAAGAAAGTATTTAGAGATCGCCCGAAACATGATTGGACATCGCACTCAGCAGATGCGTTCAGGTATCTCAGCATTGTATGGAAAGATGAAGATAGCCCTATCCTTAAAGATTCAAGAATTACAGGACTTCATGTCGGGCAAACGGATGTAACGCTAAACGAGATGTGGAAAGAAACCCCTAAAATAGTTAATCGTAGGATATAAACATGGAACACACATACGAAGATTGGTACAACTGCATAGCCCAGTACGAGCGTACATATAAAGAATGGGAAGGCAGAGCCGATAAGATTGTCAAGCGTTACCGTGACGAATCTCGTAGCCGTAATAACCCACAAGCTAAGTTCAATATCCTGTGGAGCAATGTCCAAACTATAACTCCTGCTGTATTTGCTCGGCTACCTAGACCTGATGTAAGCCGTAGATTCCGTGACAATGACCCTGTAGGGCGTGTTGCTTCCATGATGCTTGAAAGAGCATTGGAATATGAGATTGAACATTATGGTGACTACGCTAGTGCCATGAAACAAACCGTACAAGACCGTCTATTAGGTGGTCGTGGTACAGCTTGGGTTCGTTATGAGCCACATATTACTGGTCAAATGGGCGGTGAAGCCAATGGTGCTCCTGAAGATGGTTTTCAAGTTACTGAAGATACAGACGAAGCAGAAACCGAAGGCGGTATTTATCGTGAAGATCAAGAGCGTATTGAGTACGAATGTGCTCCTGTTGACTATGTTTACTGGCGTGACTTTGGTCTAACCGTTGCCCGTACATGGGAAGAAGTAACTGCGGTATGGCGTAAAGTCTACATGGAAAGAGCAGCCTTGGTTGAACGCTTTGGCGAAGAACTTGGCGGTAAGATTCCACTAGACACTAAGCCTGATACATCTAAATCATTTAATGAAAAGATGGGCGAAGGTTCAAGAGAAGCCCTTATCTATGAGATTTGGGATAAAGCCACAGGTCAAGTGATTTGGCTATCTAAGTCAATGGGTAAAATTCTTGACACCCGTGATGACCCACTACAACTAGAAAACTTTTGGCCATGTCCAAAGCCAATGTTCTCAACATTAACTACAGACAGTTTGATTCCTGTACCTGATTTTGTTCTATATCAAGACCAAGCTAGACAGTTAGACACGCTTGCAGACCGTATTGATGGATTCATTCAAGCTTTAAGAGTTCGTGGCGTATACGATGCAGCAGAGCCATCTCTTGCTCGTTTGTTTACTGAAGGTGAGAACAACACACTCATTCCAGTTAAGAACTGGCAAGGTTTTGCCGAGAAACAAGGCATGGCAGGAGCTATTAACCTTGTAGATATTGCCCCAATTGCCCAAGCTTTGAATATGTCTTATCAGGCTATGGATCAAGTTAAAGGTCAAATCTACGAGATTATGGGCATTGCTGACATTCAGCGTGGACAAACAGACCCTAACGAAACGCTTGGTGCTCAGATTATTAAATCTAACAACGCATCAGGTCGTTTAAAGACTATGCAACATGATGTAGTGAACTTCGCTACAGCCTTGTTACAAATCAAAGCACAGATTATTTGCCAGCACTTTACCGATGACACTATCGTTAAGATTAGCGGTGCAATGCAATTATCCCCACAAGATCAGGCACTTATCCCTCAAGCCCTTGCATTATTAAAGGATGAGCCAGCTAAGAACTTCCGTATTGAAGTAACTACGGATTCAATGATTTATCAGGATGAGCAACAAGAGAAGCAAGACCGTGTTGAATTCTTGACAGCAGTCAGCCAATTTATGCAGACAGCATTGCCAGTAGCTCAAGGCGTACCTGAACTTACTCCGCTATTAATGGAGATGTTGAAGTTTGGAGTTACAGCATTTAAGGCTGGTAAAGGTCTTGAAGGTCTTATTGATGAAACTGCTGACCAGTTTAGAGCACAAGCTGAACAAGCTAAAGGCCAACCTAAACCACCGACACCTGAACAGATGAAGCAACAAGGTGAGATGCAGAAGCTAGAAATGCAATCACAATTGAAACAACAGGAAATGCAAGCTCAGATGCAACTTGAGCAACAGAAGATGCAGATGCAAGTTGAGATGGAGCGAGCCAAGCAAGAGTACCAAGCTCAAGAAACTCAGGTTCGTATGCAACTTGAAGAACAGAGAAATGCTCAAGAGCGTGAAATGGAAATGAAGTTAGCTCAAATGAAGATGAACACAGAGCGTAACACTCAGCTATTGCTTGCTTATGTCAATAACGGTGCAAAGGTAGAAGTAGCTCAAATCTCTGCTGGAGTTAATGGCGGTGAGGGATTGCCACAAGCCTACGACCTAGACGAAGATATGGCCAAAGCTATGGAACACCCATTGCAACCTATTGCCTCTGCCATTCAACAAGGTAATGAGCAAATGACTATGGCTTTATCAGAACTCATTAATAATTTAAATGAGAACCAAAATAGACCAAAGCAAGTGATTAGAGGTCAAGACGGTAAGATTATTGGGGTTCAATAATGGCTATAACAGTCAAGCACACTAAGGTTTCAACCATACCTGATGGTGATGATTCGTCATTAATCAGACCATCGGATTGGAATGATGACCATGCCTTAACTGGTTTGGGCACGATGGCCGAGCAAAACGCTAATAATGTGGCCATTACAGGCGGTTCAATCAGCGGTGTAACTGTTAGCGGATACATTCCTACAACTGAGAAAGGTGCAAACAACGGTGTTGCAACCTTAGACGCTAATGGCAAAGTACCAACAAGTCAGATTCCGATGCAAGGTGATCTTAATTACCAAGGCACATGGAACGCTACAACTAACACTCCTACCCTAACATCTAGCGTAGGAACTAAGGGTTATTACTATGTTGTTGATGTAGCTGGTACGACCAATTTAAACGGTATTACCGATTGGCAAATTGGCGATTGGGCAATATTTAACGGTTTAGTATGGCAAAAGGTTGACAATACAGATGCTGTAACTTCAGTTAACGGTCAAGTAGGTACGGTAGTCTTAACCACTACAGACATAGCTGAAGGCACTAACCTTTACTATACCGATGCTAGAGCTAGAGCATCAGTAAGTGCTGGAACAGGCATTAGCTACAACAGTACAACGGGAGTAATCACTAACTCTAGCCCATCTTTGGGTGGTGATGTTGTTGGGCCATCAAGTGCTACAGATAATGCAGTAGCTAGATATGACAGCACTACAGGCAAATTATTACAAAATAGCGTGGTTACAGTCGGTGATACAGGTGCAGTTTCAGGCGTTACTACATTAGCTGCTTCTACATCCGTAACAACGCCAATCGTTCAGGCTACAAGTTCTGCTGGATTAGCACTTAAAAATTCCGCAGGCAGTACGCAAATGACTATGGGTGCAGGCGGTTTTGATAACTTAGCAATTAATGTACCTACAAATATTAATGGTGCAAACGCACAAATTGACATAAGCCCTACGGGTACTGGTCATGTTCACATAAAGCCTAGCGGTACAGGTGGAGTAGAAATTGCACCAATTAACGCTGGAACAATGAACAATATGGTTATTGGTGGAACAACACCTTTAGCCATTACAGGCACAACCATCACGGCTACTAGCTTTGTAGGTTCAGGTGCAAGTTTGACTAATGTGGTTAATTCATTAACTGCTAGTACAGGTATAAGCGTATCAGGTTCAACTGGTGCGGTAACGGTCACTAATACTGCCCCCGACCAAACTGTTGTACTAACTGGTGGCACAGGCATTAGCACAAGCGGAACTTACCCTAGTTTTACTGTAACCAACACAGCACCTGATCAAACGGTGGCTATTGCAAGCGGTACAGGAATCAGCGTATCAGGCACTTACCCTAGCTTTACTGTAACCAATACAAGCCCAAGTTCAGGCGGTACGGTTACATCAATTACGGCAGGAACAGGTTTAACAGGTGGCACAATCACGACTTCAGGAACGATTGCTATTGATTCTACAGTCGTAACAACAGCGGGCAGTTATGCAAATCCATCTTGGATAACTAGCTTAGATGGTAGTAAAATAACAGGAAATCTTGATGGCGGTTCATTCTAAAGGAAACAAGTATGCCAACGACAATTAAGTTAAAAAATAGCGTAACGACAACCAATGCCCCTAGTTCTTTGGCTCAAGGTGAAGTTGCAATCAATGTGACCGATAAAAAGGTATGGGTAGGTAATGCTGCCACAACTCCTGTTCAGTTATTGGGTGCAGGATCAGATGGTTCTTTTACCAATATATCGGTTAGCGGAGTAGCTAGTTTTGCAGACGGCACAGTATCGTTGCCATCCATTACAAACATTGGCGATACGAATACAGGTATATTCTTCCCAGCAGCCGATACTATTGCCTTTACAGAAGGCGGTACTGAGGCAGCTAGATTTGATTCTAGTGGTCAATTATTAATTGGTGCTACCTCAGGTTCTTATCCGTTAGTTGTTAAAAAAGCAGCATCATCATCTGATAGCTCAACTATTTCAGTTGTTTCTGGAACTGCTGGATATGCTCAAGTGTTGCTTGGCGATACAGTAAGTGATGCTGTTGGATATTTAGCATATAACAACTCTACAAATTCTTTAGAGATGGCAACTAACGGCTCAGAACGCATGAGAATAGACTCTAGCGGTAATGTAGGTATTGGTACAAGTAGTCCAACAACAAGATTGAGTGTTGTATCTGCAACAAATGCTGGTATTTCTGTTAATGATGGAACTGTAAATACTATTATTTATAACC